CATCAATGATACACTCCGGCTGACCTAACTGTTATTCCAACCTAATTCCTTGAGAATCTTTATGGTTTTAAAGTTCATGATCCCTCTAACTTCATCTCCATATTGGTTCTTTAACAGTCCACCAGTACCTGATCCACTAGATAACATTCTATCATAGTTAATAGTGGATTTCTGGTTAAATTTCAAAGAGTACTTATCTAAATTATAGATAAATTTCACTAATTCAGGAAACAACGGATGATACTTACAATTTTCTAATATAGTTATAGTTCTTATACTATAGTAGTCAATACCTTTTAAATCGTATGTTTCAAAATCTGAATACCTTTCCTGATAAATTATTCTATTTAAGGCTCTATAAACGGAATAAATACCACCAATTAAGCCGTCCTTCATGTACTCTTTGTGATAAAGTTTCTGAAGGTAAATAGCATATTCTTTGCTTATTAGGCTCTTCTCCTCATTAACATTCAAACCGTAACGTTTAAAATTGTACATAAGTCTCTTTAGGTCAACGTCACTAATAGAGTATGCTCCATCATCTCCTTGTATTTGTAAACAGTCATCTCTTAAGTTTACTGATTTAGATATGATGTATTGTGCTAATGAATCAACCTCATTGGTAAAGGTTGCTCCAGAAGGTACACCATGTTTACCAGACATGATTCCATCAGGTGTAATTATACCTATAGTGTTGAATCTATGGTATATGTAGTCAATTGCACCACTATACTTACTTTGAAAGAGATTAGAAATATAGTTAAAAGACAGACCTTGAAGCGAACTACTAACTGTGCTATCGTAAGCAGAGAAATCTACGGAGAATAGATTATGACCTTGAGCTTGTGCTGAAAGCAATAAATTGGTCATATTAACATCTACGGGATGAGGACCAAGTAGAGCAGACCTCCAAATCAATTTCTTTTGATGTTGTAAAAGCGGGTAATAATACATCATCTCATTTAATGTATCAGCAACTGGGTAACCCCAGACGTTACGGGTTTTACCACCCTCTTGAGTTCTAGTGAAAAGAATACATGGATACTCTTTTGAAATTAAATCACTAAAGTTGTCAATTAGTTTATCTTTTATTTTCCCTTTTCTAGTATAATAAGGTAAACCAGAGTTAGTATTATTCTTTAATAAATTTATACCTTCTGATATAGATATAGGTCTATACTTATTTAACTTGGTATACTTAAAATCGGGCTTTCCCGTATTATTACAATTAGTGTAGTATTGCAATAATGATTCCTTTCTTTCATTCCATGGTTTGGCTATGGACCTTGGACCAAACTTTGCTCTATTAGCCTCTTCAATTTGAATTAACGCACTATTCATTAACTTAATATTATCATTGAATATCTTATCGAAATCTTTGAGAGTACTATCAGGATCATTGCTCTTACCGATAGGAGTAAGGAACACTTCAGTACTACCTTTACTTAAGTTAGATAAATGTAAGGAGATGCGTCTAGTTACATCACTGGATAAATCCAAGGACTTTAAGAAATTATAACTATTGGGATCTGCTTGTATATCAGATGACTGGTCTAAGTTAGTTAAATCAAATTGATCCATCATTCATCAGTAGATTTATCCATTTTATTTTTACTTTTCATAGGTCTTTTAGGTCCTTTGGATCTATCAGACTTCATTTTACCACCATTAGGTTTACTAAATTTATGTTTACCAAACTTATTGTTCATATTTCCTTTAGGAGAGTTAGGAATAACGTTCTTACTGTTAGTTCTAATTGAACCAGGGAAATTACCAATAGAATTGATAGTCATCATCCATTCAACGCCAGTCAGGGATGTTTGATATACAGAATCGGGGCTTACGTTAAGAGTGACTTCAGCACCGTTAGGTATAGCAAAGTTTAGTAAAGCGGTAGTGCCTGAATCGTCTACGTATGCGTTTTCACCTCTCATCACCCAATCAGTAACGTTAGTTGCTCTAACAAATTCACCACTTGAATCAGAGTAACTATATCTATTACCGTCAGTGAAATGGTCATCAGTTGAAATGACAGGGACCGTTAGGCTAGGTAAGTAAACACCATCACCAGAGTCGTCACTAAAAGCTAACAATGCGTAAACCATACCATCTAGTTCATTATCAAAAGAACCCATATAGAAAGTTTCTGACGAACCAGGATACACAACTTCACCTTTACTACCACTGTAGTAAACTAAATAATTAGAGAAAAGAGTAGTGAAACCCCAGTCATGTAAAGCTACAGAGTTACTTGATTCAAACTTTCCAGTTATCCAATCAGGACAAGCCCTAGATAAAAGCGAGTAGTTTTGTTGATAATATGAAAGACCTGTTATAGCACTAGAGATATAACTAGAGTCTGGATACACATTACCGAATGAATTAGTTATTAACGGAACAGGACAAAATTTTATTAACGATCCACCTGGGGTGTCGTTAAATCTATAAGTTTGAGTAAACCAATAAACCAAAGTTCTAAAGTTTGGAGGAATTGGCATACCAGAAAGTAACCATCTTAGATTAGTAAGATTGTTAAGATCAGTTGCAGTTAAATTATTTCTAAGAGCTATCATACCTGCGTTCCTATTCATAGGATTAGTAGTGTATGTTAATATAGAATCGAAGAATAAATATGTCTGCATAGCATCAAGTAATGCATTCATCATTCCAATAAGGTTAGTACCAGTTATCAAACTAGTATTGGCCGAAAATGATACATTTCGTTGAACTGCGTTAGCAAAGGTGAAGCTTACTACATTTTGAAAGAAGTTGCTTAAATCATAAGAATTACTTGGTATTCTTATTTTAGCTCCGGTTAAATGAAGAGATCTGTAAACTGGAGTACCTTGAGTACCTATTACTTCGTTTTCATAGATACTAGTGTAACAATTTGGATCAATACCGGTGTCCAAGTGAATATCAATTGGTTCAACGGTGTAATCTAATCTTCCACTATGGTTACCACCAGTAGATGGAGTTTTAGGTAAGATGTTTATCCCACCGGTTCGCCACCTTCAGAACTGTCTGCCATTGCGTCTTTAATGTCAGAAATGGTACTAGATATTTCTTGAACATCGATACCAGTTGCAGTTTCTATCTTTTCATAAACCATTTCTTTAGCTGTTTCTTTTAATGCATCTACTGCATTAGTGCCACTAGCCATCTTACTTGCGACATCTTTACCAAACTTAGTTACAATTCGTCCTGCACCAGGATTAATGAAACCAGCATTATTAATAGAACTCATAGACTACCTTACGTTAGTTACTTAATAATAATTAACGTTGTAAAATTTTACATCTTCAACGGCGTTTTCTGAGGAAAACCATGAGATTTAAA